CAGAAGCTATCTTTGGTAAGAAGAAACATAAACCTAGTCCGAATTTTGAAGGGCCACAATCTTTAACTGATAAGCAATTTACAGGTGATTTAGGGAAGTTTTTGAAGTAACTTGACATTTTAAAAAAATGTAGTATAATATACTTAATAAGTATTAATATAACATCATAGAGCACGATCTAAAGTTCGCCGTGGTTGTGCTTTGTGGTGTTTTTTTATAATAGGAAAAATTTATGGTTAAAGCAGTAAACGTAGAAGATAAAACTAAAGTTACCGAAGTAGGCGATATGTCTGATGTAACAATAGAGAATCCGGAAGATAATGTAGAATTTAAGATAGACTTTGATGAAAAGATTCACAATTTAGCTCCTGTATCCAAAAAGGCAATAGGCGGTACTGAACTTATGCGTAACTGGCTTTATGAAGAAGTAGAAAAGCGTGAATCAGGTTTACTAGATAATTTTCAGATTATTAGTACAAGAGTTAGAGAACTAGAAGATAAAAAAAGAATTCTTTGGATACATGATTTAGCATCTGATCCAGAAGTGCAACATTTAAAGGATAAAGATAGTTTAGCAAGATTTGAAAGACTAGTATTTGTTAGTCATTGGCAGCAATATCAGTTTAAGGCTTATTTAGGAATTCCTTATGATAAAGGTGTTGTGATACAAAATGCTATTACCCCAATTCCTGCTCATGAAAAACCTAAAGGTGATAAAATTAATGTGTGTTATTTTTCTACACCTCATAGAGGACTTGAAGTATTATTAAACGCTTGGGATTTTATGAGAGATACACTCAAAGAGGGTTTAAATGCTGAATTAAATATCTATTCAAGTTTTAAGATATATGACAGACCTCACATGGATGAACAATTCAGGCACATATATAAACGTGCTAGAGAAACAGAGGGTGTTAATTATCATGGTACGGTTGATAATGATTCAATTCGTGAAATGTTACCTAATATGCATATTATGGCTTATCCTAGTGTTTACGAAGAGACAAGTTGTATTACATTGATTGAAGCGTGTAGTGCAGGTTGTTTAGCTGTAGTACCTAATCTTGGTGCATTGCCTGAAACTGGCGCAAACTTTCCATGGATGTATGGTTATGAAGAAGACCCAGCAAAACACGCACAAGTACATGGCCATATTTTAGGTCGTGCTATAGAACATTATTGGGATGAAGATATACAGAATCTATTAAGAATTCAAAAAAGTTATTTTGATATGTTTTATAATTGGGCACTAAGATCGGGCCAATGGCAGCAGTTCCTTCATGCAATTAAAGATCCCATGGAAGTTCAGCAAATAATTGATGAAAATAAAAAGAAAGATGGCACTACTAGTTGACTTTTCTCAAATCTTTATTGGTACTTATATGACATCATCGAAATATGGTGATGCGAGTATGAAAGCGTTGAGACCACACGTATTAAATACCTTAAGATTATACAGAAATAAATTTACAAAAGAATATGGTGAATTGATATTATGTTGTGATTCACCTAAATCATGGCGAAAAGATATTTTCCCGAATTATAAGGCGTCAAGAAGAAAAGCGAAAGCTACAGGTTCTGACATTGATTGGCAGGATTTATATGACAGTCTTAATTTATTGAAGTCTGAATTAACGGAATGGTTTCCATATAAGGTCTTACAGGTTGAAGGAGCAGAGGCAGATGATATTATTGCTGTTCTAACAAGATCAGCACATGAGAGAACTTTAATATTATCAAGTGATAAAGACTTTATACAGTTACAAGGATTTAATGTTAGGCAATATTCTCCTATACAGAAGAAATTTGTAGAAGGTGATCCTAAATGGTCTTTACATGAGAAGATTATAAAGGGTGATGTTAGTGATGGTGTTCCTAACATTTTGTCTGATGATAACGTTTTTGTAGATGAAGGTAGACGACAAAGACCTATAACAAAGAAGAAAATTGAAGCATGGATAGACCTTGATCCAGAGATGTTCTGCGATAATGAAATGTTACGTAATCTAAATAGAAACAAACAGTTAGTTGATTTGGGTGAAGTACCTGAGTCAATTTGTATAAATATAACTAAACAATTTAATAAAACACAAGTTGGAGACAGAAAGAGATTACTCACATATTTTGTAGAACATAGATTAAAGAACCTAACAGAAAACATATCGGAGTTTTAATTTATGGCACTTAGTATACCAATAATATTTGAGGATATCGCAAAAGCAAAATCTGTTACAGAACGTAAGAAGATTTTGTTGGAACATGAATCCAACCCATTAAAGGAATTGTTAAAATATGCATTTCATCCCGACATCAAATTCTTGCTTCCAGAGGGGGCACCGCCATTCGAAACGGTAGGTTCTCCAGACGAGCACAATCCCACGTACCTTTATAATAATATTAGGAAGCTCTACCTCTTTGTTGAAGGTGGACATGACGGATTGAAACCCTTGCGTAGAGAGCAATTATTTGTACAACTTTTGGAGGAATTACATCCAAAGGAGGCCCAAGTGGTTCTCCAAGTCAAAGACAAAAAGTTGAAATATCGAGGATTAACTTATAAATTAGTAAAAGACACTTTTCCGGATTTAATACCGTAATGAAAAACTTTAAAAATCTCGAAGAGAGAATAGTAAAATTTAGGCGATTATCCAGCGAAGGAGACGAGGTTACGCGAGAAGCGGAACTTAGAAATATGGTCTCTGAAGGTGGTGAGCCACGTTCCATAACTGTCAGATTGGCGAACCCTGTAAATGTAATGTGTACATTCGATTTCGATATGGGCACACAAACATTTAAAGGTACAGAAGGAGCATATACTTACATATCCGATTTCGATTGGAGAGAGTATATGAGACTTAATGATTTTGGCCATGGAGACACCTATATTAAAAGCCCAAAGAGATGGCGTTCATAACTGTGATTGGAACGAAAACCCGAATACAAGAGGAATATGAAGAAACTGTTTTTTGTTTTTTTCATTATGTTCTTATCCTTTGGAAACTTAGGAGATATTGAGAGCTCGATAACAAGCAATGAACATGTACAACAAATACCAAATTTCGCAACAGCAGCAACAATCGTACCGAATGATATTGCTGAACCAGAAAAACGATTCTACTGGGGCGGTGAGATTATGCCAATGTTAGAATTGTCTAATGCGGATAATCAAAAACAAATAATGTGTATGGCTAAAAATATATTCTTTGAGGCTGCGACTGAAAGTACAGCAGGACAACTCGCAGTTACTCAAGTAGTATTAAATAGAGTAAAATCTAAATATTATCCAAACACGGTATGTGGTGTAATACAGGAGGCCAGAAGACATGCAAATGGTCTTCCTAAAAGAGATCAATGCCAATTTAGTTGGTATTGTGATGGCAAAGGAGATGAACCTAGAGAAGGTAGGCTATGGACTCAAGCACAAGAGTTAGCCAAACACATCTTTTTATACAAAGATAAATATGTCGATATTACAGATGGCGCGACACATTATCACGCAAAATATATCGATGATCCCAGATGGGCCAGGGCAGACAGAAGGACTGCTACAATAGATCAACATCATTTTTTTAGATTATAAATATTTTGAAAAAAGGGTCGTCACTATCACGCTGGCGACCCAATTTGCTTATGACTGAATTATACTTTTTAGATATAGATACAAGAAATTGTTCTTATGCTCATTGTGATGAACATGTGATAGAAATGATTCCTAAATATACCCAATATTTGGCAACAGCCCATTTCATCCATAACAAAGATAGTAAAATTGTAGAAGCAGCAGGAGACTTTGTTTTATCTTTAACAAATTCTGATGTTGTTAAATGGGTTAGTGAAAATAGATCAAACTATCAATGGACCCACGATTTATGGTTTTGGTTACAGAAAGAATTTTGGTTTCGTTATGATGATATGCATGATACATGGAATAATTTATATAATAAACTAAGCCATAAACCTGACAATATTAAAGAAGGTGAACTTACTTGTCCACCATTAACTGTCGCTTCTGGTTTTCAAGTAGAGGGATTAGAAGATGAATTTCAGAATACTATTGAGGGTTATAGAAATTATTATATAAAATGGACTAAAGAAAAAAATGCTAAGTGGGGCGGTATAGTAGAAAACATGAGACAACCTCCAAACTGGATTGTAGAATATGCCAACGTATGATTATAAATGTGAAGAGTGTGAAAACACTTTCGAAGAGAGTTTAAAGATTGTAGATAGAGATGCACCTACTGAACAACCATGTGTACATTGTGGTGGTAAAGTAATACAACAAATAGGTGTTCCTTTATTTGCTTATGATAATATTAAGACTCGACATTCACATAAACCAAAAGAAGTTGGTCAACTTAAGGATAGATTATCCCATATAAAATCTAAACATCCTCGCGGTAATTTATGAAAAACTTTATACATCTTGCTGAAAGACCTGAGTTGTCTTTTGGTATGAGAACTGAAAATGTAAAAGGAAAAAGGAACTATGTCACACCTAGCGGTAAACTATATCCAAGCATCACAACAATTCTCGGTGAGTTCTCTAAAAAGTCAATACAGGAGTGGAGAAAGCGGGTTGGAGAAACCGAAGCGAATAAAATCTCAGGAAAAGCCTCACGTAGAGGAACCAGCTTACATAATCTCTGTGAAGAGTATATCAAAAACAACGAAGGATTTTTACAGGGAGAATTACCGTACATTGCGGAACTATTCCACTCCATTGAACCGATCCTTGAAAGAATAGATAATATACACGGAGTTGAGTTAGCATTATATTCAGATCATTTCGGTGTAGCAGGTAGAACGGACTTGATTGCTGAGTTTGATGGTGTTTTATCGGTAATAGATTACAAGACTAGTAACAGAACAAA